GACATCATTTGCAGGAAGGTGCGATCGGCCTCGGGCATGTCAGCGCAGACAAACTTGATCTGGCTGTTGAGCAGGGTGCTGATGAACTGAACGTCGCGTGCCAGGCGATCGAGCTTGGCGACCACCAGGGTGGCTTTCTGCTTTCGTGCAAGATCAAGGGCAGCTTTGAGCATTGGACGCTCATGCAGCTTCTTGCGGGTGCCTGATTCGATCTCGGTGAACTCGCCGATCACTGACCAGCGACCGCCATTGAGAAACGTGGTGACCAGCTCGCGTTGAGCGTCTAAGCCAAGGCCTGATGCGCCCTGCTTGTCAGTGCTGACGCGGTAGTAAGCGACGAACTTGCCATTGTGGGGTGCCATGCTGTCCTCCTGTCCATCGGTAGGGTGCTGCGGGATGCAGTAAGCGCATTTTGCATATATCTCGGAGCTATGTCAACAATCCAAACGTCGCCTTTGTGTTTCGTTATCTATTTGACACCAATGGCATCTTTTGGTTTTTGGATATATATTCCCGCAATCGACCCGTTTGGAGTTTGTATGGACAAAAACTACAAGATGTTTCTCATGCGCATGCGCCCCGAGGTGCGTCGCCTGCTCGACCAGGCTGCTGATGAGCAGCGCCGCAGCCGCACCAGCATCCTCGAGGAGCTCATTGTCGAGGCGTATGGCAAGCGCTACGAAGGCGCTGATGCCCGTCTAAAGCGCCTGCTGGGTGAACCTGCGTGAACGGTCGCGGCAAGCGTGCTAAGGGCGCAGCTGGTGAGCGTGAGCTCGCTGCCCTCCTCTCTGAGCACCTGGGCTTTGTGGTCAAGCGCAACTTGGGCCAGGCCCGCGACGGTGCTGACGATCTGACGGTGCAGCAGTTCCGAATCGAAGTGAAACGACAAGAACGACTACAGGTGGACAAATGGAGCGAGCAGGTCGAGAGCTGCGCCCAGCCAGGCGAGGTGCCGGTGCTGGCGTACCGCAGGAATGGTCAGCCCTGGCGTGTTTGCCTGCGGCTGGAGGACTTCATACCGATGATGCGCGACCAGCTCAAATGAGCTGGGAGTGGATCGTCAAGCAGCTCCAGGGTGAGCGAGCTCTGATCCCAAAGCAAGGCGGCAGGCTGGTGATCAACATCGGCATGAACGGTCGGACGACCAAGCCGGTGCGCAATGAGTTACGAGAGTTAATCGTTGAGATCCTCGAGGAGTCAGGCGAGCTCAGTACGCAGGAGCTCTACGACGAGGTTTCGGCTGCAGGCATGGAGCTCACCCGCGAGTCTGTGTACTCGGTCTGCAGAAAGATGGCGGCGAAGGGTCAGCTGGAGATGCGCAGCGTGCCAAGGCCGGATCAGTTTGGGAAAGGATTGAGTCTATGGAAAACGAAATGAACTGGCCGCCTCGCTTTTGCACCAGCTGCCAGGTGATGCGAACTGTGGAAGGAGGCGTATGGGTCAAGATCGAACGAGGCAAGCGGCAGCGCTGGGTGTGCCAGTGGTGCATGGCCAAGCGGGGTGCTACAGCTGCAGGCACAGCGCCGGCCACGCAGAAGGCCTCTGGTGCCAATTGTGGGATTGTGAGTCGTTAGGGGATTGTCATGAGTACGAATACGAGCCTGGTACAGATGCCGGCGAACGATAAGAAGAAGACCAAGCCGACCGCGCAGATCCAGCCATCGGTGTGGAACCCTGAGTGGAAGTACACGCCGGCAGAGAAGACCGATCTGGCCAAGAAGTTTCGCCGCATCCAGCGCGAGCTCAAGGCCGAGGCCGAGAAGAAGGTGCGCAGGATTAAGTGAATGCCCATTGTCCAATATGCAATCGGGAGCATTGGCAACCGCGCACGGTCGAGCTCAACGGTACCCAGGTCTGCACGCACAGCGAGGCCTGGCGATTTGAATGCGAGGTCAGGTGGGCTCTGAAGCTGCCTGACAAAGCTAGGAAGCCGCGCATTAGCAAGCTGGACTACCTGATGGGTGTCGAGCAGCAGCGTGGCACAGAAGAGCGCACAAAGCTGCGCAACGAGATGGTGAGGAGGTACACAAGTGGAAAAGCCAAGAGTTAAACACAAGCTGCTGGACGCCCTGATGAAGGAGCTGTCAGCCAGGAACGATGCAGACATCAGCCGGCTGATGCGTTGGCCACAAGGGTATGTAAGCAAGGTGCGGCATGGTCATGCACCGATCACGCCCAACCGCATCCTCGAGATCCACGACGCGCTGGGCTGGTCGGTCAAGCGCATCAAGGGGCTGTTATGACGTACATGTTTGCAGCCATGTTTCTGTTTGGTGCTGGTGCCGCGGTGCTGGTGATTGCGATTGCGCTTTGGGTCTCACTGCTGACGGATGATGAGACATGAAAAACCGTATAAGGAATTCGGAAAACCGTATACGGATTTCTGACGCTTGGAGCCAGGCAAAACAATGAGCGCCCTGCCTGACAACATCGTGGAATTCAAGCTGCCAAAGAAGCCCAAGGTCAGGGAGAAGGAGCCTGCACCAGATCAGCGCCGTGCCTGCATTGTTCCGATCCGAGCAGTCAGCGACAGGAAGCTCCACGAAGCCGGCCTACGCCTGCTGATGGCGATCTGCAGCTACACCAACAGAGCAGGCATCACCTGGGTTGGAGGCGCAAAGCTGGCGTCAGACTTGGGCATTAGCAAGCAGGCAGTCAGCAAGCAATTCAAGAGCCTGGTTGAGCTGGGCTACATCGAGGTCATGCGCAAGGGCTGGAAAGGACACGGGAACCAGACCATGCGCGTCATCTTTGATGAAAGCATCGATGCCGAGACAGCGATCGCAGTCACCAGCAGCATCGAGGACACCAGGCCACCTTACATCAAGGAGAAGCAACAAATGCAAGCAGATAACACCATCGATCCCGAAGGACTCAAGCGCATCCAAGACATGATCAAGGGTGTTGTCAAACCAATGACCCAACCACCAAAGGAGTACGTCATGCCCAAGTCAGGAGACACCGTAACCGTTGCCAAGATGAAGAAAGAAATAGCTGCAGCTAAGGCAAGAAGAGAGAAGCATAGTCAACCCCTAGAGGTTGACAATGTAGAGGGCTCTCATAGTCAACCTAATAGTCAACCTACTGAGGTTGACCCAAACGAGAAAGAACGAGTACTTATAGATATATACATAAAAGGTTTAGATAAAGAGTTAAAGAAGTACTTAGTAGATCTAACCGAATTAGAACTAAGGTCAACCTTGTCGCAATTGCAAGCGCGTTGCCAAGCTGATGGCGTGGGCATGCCGACCAACGAAGCGCTGGTCGAGGCCATCTTGGTGCTGCATGCGGACAACCTGATCAACACGCATGCCGTTTAAACGCGTCAGAAGGTACCCACAAGGCGCGATCATGGGTCGGGTGATAGGCAGACATGGGTGGACAGGGAAAACGGCTCAGATCGCCTGTAATCCGAGGTTGTACAAAACCCATACGTTCGTCTGCGTGTTGGACGTGTCCAGCAGGCAGGGGGTGCGCTGACGTGTCCTGCTCAAGCCGGCACCAGGGCGCACTGGCTGCAGGTCGATTCGGAAAGCTGGCGGTGGGCAGTCTGTTGTCAGAAAGGCACCCTTTGCCCCCTCCCCCACACGGTGCGTTGGCGGGTGCCTCCCTCAATTTTTCCCCCGTTTTTCCTTACACGGGTCTTTTGATGTTTTTACAACAAGGAGTATGTGATGGCTTATGAGATGAGACCGGGTAGTGGTTCGCTGTTCAAGAACGACAAGAAGACAACGGATAAGCACCCGAGCCTGAAGGGTAAGGTGATGCTGCCTGATGGCACGACGCATTGGGTGTCTGGGTGGACGAAGAAGACGCAGGCGGGTGAGACCTGGATCTCGTTGCAGATCGGCGAGATGGTCGGTGGTGATGCGCATGGCCAGGCCAAGGCCAATGGCTACCAGCCGCAGTCTGCTGACTCTGATATTCCGTTCTGATGGCCGGCAAGAAGCAATCCTCGGTGGTGCCGCCTCTGACCAACTGGGGCGGGGTGCGGTCTGTCCAGCGGCGTCTGGAGCGGTCGAACACCCTGATCCAGAACCGGGAGGCTGTCAGCTATGCCCTGCTCTGCATGGCTAATACCAAGATCACCGACATCATGACCTGGGATGAGGACGGCAACGTCAAGGTCAAGGCGGCTCACCAGATCCCAGAGCACGCGCTGCAGGCCATCAAGAAGGTCTCGGTCAGGACTGACAAAGATGGCAACAGCTTCCTCGACATCGAACTCTACGATAAGGTTGGTGTTTTGCGGTTGCTGGCCAAGGCGTCTGGCTTGCTGGACAACCCTGACGAGAATGACAAGCCGTCTGTGATCGATGTGAACGTGGTGGCGCCACCATCGGGGGAGCAATGAAAAAGATCTTTCTGCTGCTGTGTTTGGTTACCTGCTCTGCCAGTGCTGGGGTGCGTTTGGACGAAAGCAAAACCGCTCAAGATGCTTACCGCACCTGGCGTGATGAGCGTGGCTTAGATTTTGTGCTGTCTAACGAAAAGCCATTTATCTGCGCTGGCTTAGAACGCATATACATATTAAATCCGAAAGGAACAACCGAATATGGTTGTTGGATGAAGATACGAAATGAGCTGCACATCAATTACATCAGCAATCGGGGTGTGGTTGAAAATCTTGTCTTGGATGCCACTAAATTTGAACGCCAATTAAACGCCGTTGGGCAGCCAGCTCCAGTGCGCAACCTACCGCTTAAATGAGCCTCTGGAGGAAACGTGGCAAGAACGAAAGAACAAAGCGACAAAGCAGTGAGCTCGGCGGGTCTGCACCTGGACTTTTCCGAGTCGCCAGTGGTGTACGACTTCATCAAGTCAAATGCCTTTGTACAAGGCCTAATGGGGCCGGTGGGGTCTGGGAAATCGTATGCCTGCGCTGCCAAGATCTTCCTGAAAGCGATCAAGCAAAAGCCCTCCCCGATCGACAATGTGAGGTACAGCCGCTGGGCAGTGGTCAGGAACAGCTACCCCATGCTGAAGACCACGACCATCAAGACCTGGCTTGAGCTCTTCCCCGAGGCTACCTTTGGCCCGATGCTCTGGACGCCGCCGATCACCCATCACATTCGGCTACCAGCTCGAGGCGACGCTGCAGGCATCGACATGGAAGTCATCTTTCTGGCGTTAGATCAGCCCAAGGACGTTAGAAAGCTGCTTTCCCTGGAACTGACCGGTGCATGGGTCAACGAAGCGCGAGAATTGCCCAAGGCCGTCATCGATGGCCTGACCCACCGGGTGGGTCGATACCCGACCAAGCGCGACGGTGGCGCTACCTGGCACGGCATCTGGATGGATACCAACCCTCCTGATTCCGACCACTGGTGGGCGAACATGCACCTGAAGGAAAAGATGACCGGCCCGTATGCTTGGAAGTTTTGGCAGCAACCAGGCGGCGTGCTCGAGGTCGATGCAGCCGACCTGCCCGAGAACCCCGAGGCCAATGATCACGTCTTTGCCGGCAGCCGCTGGTGGAAGATCAACCCCAAGGCTGAAAACACCAACAACCTGCCTGCCGGCTACTACCAGCAAATGCTGCTGGGTAAAAACTTCGATTGGATTCGCTGCTATGCCGGTGGCTTGTACACCTACGTCCAAGAAGGTCGCCCCGTTTGGCCCGAGTACGACGACACCACCATGTCAGGCGACACCGAGATCGAACCCGGCGTGCCGATCCAGGTCGGCCTTGACTTTGGTCTGACCCCGGCTGCAACGATCGGCCAGCGCCTGCCCAATGGCCGGTGGTTGATCCACCATGAGATCGTCACCTTCGACATGGGCCTCGAACGATTCGGCAGCCAGCTGTTGGCCGAGCTTAACCAGCGCTTCCCCAACCACCAGGTCATGCTCTGGGGCGACCCAGCAGGTATGGCCAGGGATGCCATCTATGAGGTCACCAGCTTCGACTTCTTGCGGACGCTTGGCCTGCGAGCGCAGCCGACTGCCAGCAACGACTTCAAGGTGCGCCGGGAAGCAGCTGCAGCGCCCATGCAGCGACTGATCAATGGCAAGCCTGGGCTGATCGTCAACCGCGACTGCAAGCTGCTGCGCAAAGCCCTGGGAGGCGGCTATCACTTCAAGCGGGTATCGATTGGTGCCGGCCAGGAGCGGTTCCGAGATGCGCCCAACAAGAACGAGCACTCGCACATCGGCGACTCGTTCGGCTACCTGATGCTCGGTGGCGGCGAGTACAACCGCATGACCAGGACGAACAGCTACGGTGCAGCCCCGCCCAAGCCGGTCGTGGCCAGCATGGATTTCGATGTGTTCAGTTGATATATCCGGCTGATATCAGCGGACAGACTACGTGGCCAAAACCCAATAGAATCCGATGCAATATGGACGCCTTGACGATCTTTGAAGACAAGGTTCCGGCGCAGCAGATGCGTGACGCGGTGGTGCGTTTGCAGACCGCGCTGCTCGAGATGAACCAGGCCGACATTGTTACTACGCACAAGTTTCTGCCTGGCGTGTACGAGCGAACGATCACGATCCCGCCGTGGACTGTGTTGACTGGAGCAGCTCACAAGACTGCGTACCGGGTCAGACTGGAGAAAGGTGTCATCGCAGTCAACACCGACGACGGTGTGAAGGTGCTGGTGGCGCCGTGCGAGTTTGATGTCGATGCCGGGTTTCAGCGTGCCGGCAGAGTGTTCGAGGAGGAAGTGGTCTGGACTGACATCTATGCCAACCCAGACAACTGCCGAAACATCGATGAATTGGAAAACCGTCTGTACGAGGTGCCTGAGTGCGGCCTCGGCGACAGCAGGAAAGGAGAAGTCAAATGGCTGGATGGATCGCAGGCGCAATTATCATAGGCTCGGCCTACCAGGCTAACGAAGCACGCAAGGCTCGCAAAGATGCCGAGCGACAGCAACAGCAAGCGCTACAACAGCAAGCTGCTGATGCCAATGCAATGCGTGCCGAGGTTGCGCGACAAACCGCTGAATACGGCAAGCAAAGTGCCTCGCTCCAGCAGCAGGCCGAGCTGGCCAAGCAGCAGTTTGAGCAGCAGCAGTTGAGCTACCAAGAAAACCGGCTGGCGATGGAGAAGAAGTCCAAAGAAGTGCAAGCCGCAGCTGATGAGGAGCGTCGCAAGGCTGCAGCATCCGAGGCATCTGCGCTTAAAGCTCGCACTCGCGGTGGTCGTCGCGCCCTGCTTTCTCAAGAACGTCTAACGCCAGAGCTCGGCGTCACGTCGCCAATGCTCGGCTCTGACATGAGGATCGTCTAATGGCTGAGTCGATCTATCAAAAGCGGATGAAGGTGCGCCGCATGTCTGACATCGAGCGTCTGGCGCAGCAGTATTCAAAAGACGTTAGAGCTATGGGCAGTCAGTATCAGACAAGTTTTGCTGACTACCAAAAGCAAGTGTCTGCACAAATGGCGCCGTATGAATCTGCTCTTGAAAAGTACAAGGTGGACATGTCTGCCTATCAATCGCAAGCAGCCGCTTATCAACAAAGACTAGACGCATACCAAAAAGCATTGCAAGACTTCCCCACTTCTGAAGGCACAAAGGTTGGCGTGTCTCGAACTGGGGGAAAGCAAGGCTCTGTGTTCAATATTGACGGCGCCATATACAGCGTAAATGCAGAGCTGCCGGTGAACTATTATTCAAAACCAGTTTACGAAACAAAGTATCAACAGGTAAGACACAGCACAGGATTGCAACCATACCAAGCACTTGTTCGCCACGATCTTTACAAAAAAACGCCACCAGAAAAATTTACTGAAGAAGCGCCTAGGGCGCCATCAGCGCCAACAAAGCCAGAGATCGCTGAGTTTGATCAATCTGACTTTGAAGCCAAGAGCAAAGAGCTTGGGCAGACGTATCAGCGCGAACTTGGTGAGCGCAAATCCGCACGCTTAGCAGCTGTCTCGCGTAGCTCTCGGCGTCCACTATTGCAAGGGAGCTAGTCATGCCTGGTCTATACGCAAACATCCACGCCAAGCGTGAGCGCATCAAGGACGGCAGCGGCGAGAAGATGCGCAAGCCCGGCTCGCCTGGTGCGCCAACCGAGGAGGCTTTCAAAGACTCCGCAAAAACCGCAAAGAGCCGAAAGGCCAAGCGCCCGATGCTTGCTGAATATGAGAAGTGAGGATTGACATGGCAGCATACGAAAAACCGCTTGGCGGCATGCGGCTGAAACCCGAAGAGATCTTGAAGCGTCAGCAGCTTGCGCAAACCAAGAAAGACGAGTTTCAGCAGATCTACCAGGATGCCTACGAGTTCGCCCTACCCCAGCGTCAGCTGTACGGTGTCTGGGAAGGTGGCGCAACTGGCACCAAGAAAATGCAGCGCGTCTTTGATTCGACCGCGATCAACTCAACCCAGCGCTTCGCCAACCGGCTGCAGTCGGTCGTTTTCCCACCGCAGCGCAAATGGTCGAAGCTCGAGCCTGGCCCGTCGATTCCGCTTGAGCGCAAGTCGCAAGCACAAGCAATCCTCGACGCCTATGGCGACCGCATGTTTGATGTGCTGAAGCAATCAAACTTTGACATCGCTATCGGTGAGTTCCTGCTGGATCTTGCGGTCGGCACTGCCTGCATGATGGTTCAACCTGGCGATGATGTGTCGCCGATCAACTTCGTGCCGGTGCCATTGTTCCTGGTCAGCTACGAGGAAGGCGCAAACGGCCAAGTGGATAACGTCTACCGCCGCATGCGCATGAAGGGTGAGTCGATCGCACGACAGTGGCCTGATGCCAAGATCCCGCCCGAGCTTCAGCGTCGCATCGACGACAAACCAACCGACGACATCGAGCTGCTCGAGGCAACGATTCACGACCACAAGCGTGGTGACTACTGCTACCACGTCATTTGGAAGGAAGGTAAGCAGGAGCTTGTCTACCGTCGTCGCAAGACTTCGCCTTGGGTAGTGTCGCGCTACATGAAGGTGGCCGGCGAGATCTACGGTCGCGGCCCGCTGATCACTGCCCTGCCCGACATCAAGACGCTGAACAAGACCAAGGAACTGCTGCTGAAGAACGCTTCGCTTGCTGTGGCTGGTGTCTACACTGCAGCTGACGACGGCGTGCTGAATCCGAACACGGTCAAGCTCTCGCCTGGCGCGATCATTCCTGTGGCTCGCAACGGTGGCCCGCAAGGCCCAGCCCTGCTGCCCCTGCCCCGCTCCGGCGACTTCAACGTGTCGCAGCTGGTGATCAACGACCTGGTGAGCTCGATCAAACGCATCCTGCTTGATGAGTCGCTGCCGCCCGAAAACATGTCTGCACGCTCGGCGACCGAGATTGTGGAGCGCATGAAGGAGCTCTCGCAGAACCTGGGCTCCGCCTTTGGTCGCCTCATCAACGAAACCATGATCCCGCTGGTGTCCAAGATCCTCGAGGTCATGGACGAGCGCGGCCTGATCGACCTGCCGCTGCGGGTCAACGGTCTTGAGGTCAAGGTGGTGCCGGTCGCACCGCTGGCGATGGCGCAGAACATGGAGGATGTGAACGCGATTCTGCAGTACTCGCAGCTGATGGGTACCGGTCAGTTTGGCCCAGACGGCCAGCTGGCGTTGAAGAACGACGCGGTGGTGGACTACTTGGCCGACAAGCTGGGCGTGCCGGCGTCCGTCAGAAACAGCGCCGAGGAGCGTGCCGTATTGCTCGAGGAGGCGCAACAGCAGCAGATGCAGGCAGCCGCTATGCAGCAGGCAGCAATGCAACAGCAGGCAGCCGCAGCGATGCCAGCACCTGAAGGGATGCCTGTTTGAGCTGGGAAGACTTGGAGCAGCTGGGCGAGACCTCGGACATTCGTGAGGTCACCCAGCAGCGCGAGGATCTGGCGCGGCTTTGCTTGAGAGTGTTTGGCGATGAGGATGGCCAGGCGCTGCTCAAATGGCTGCGTGAAATGTACGTCGATGTACCTGTTGCCGTGCCGGGTACTGACGCCTCGCATGCCTACTTTGCCGAGGGGCAGAGGACGGTCGTGCGGGATCTAATCGCACGGATCAACCAAGCAAGGAGCCTATGAGCGAAACCGCAACAGTCGAGCCCGGTCAGTCCGGCCTACTCGACGGTGTTTCTGTCACGGACGAAAAACAAAACGAGACCAACCAGCAACAGGTCGCCATCGATCACAAACCAGCTGACCCAGCTGCAGCTGCCGCCCCGGCAGAGCGACCAGAGTGGATGCCGGAAAACTTCTGGAAGGACGGCAACCCTGACTATGAAGGTCTAGCCAAATCTTGGCGCGACCTGCGCGGCAAGATCAGCAAAGGCGCTCACAACGCCCCGGCTGATGGCAAGTACGACCTGTCATCCTTCGGCGAAGCTACCGACAACCCGATGGCCAATACCTTGGCCGGTTGGGCGAAGGAAAACGGCTTGTCGCAGGCGCAGTTCGATGACCTGGTCGGCCAGCTGCAGACCCAAGCCAAGGAGATCATGGGCAACGACATGGTTGACCCGGCGGCAGAGCTGCAGAAGCTCGGGCCAAACGGTCGGGCAATGGTCGATGGCATGGTCGATTGGGCTCGAGGCCTGGTCAACAAGGGCGTCTGGAATGCCGACGACTTCGAGGAGTTCAAGATCATGGGCGGCACTGCTCGCGGTCTGAACGCCTTGGTCAAGATCCGCGAAGCCTACGAGGGCCGAGTGCCGATCGAGTCTGCCCCGCTGGACGGCGCCCCGACCAAGGAGGAGCTCTACCAGATGGTCGGCGACCCCAAGTACAAGACCGACCCGGCCTACCGCCAAAAGGTCGAACGCTTGTTCAATCAAGTGATGGGCCAGTAATCCTGCCGGTGGGTTTGTACAGATTGCAATCGGCGGTGTTGCATTTTAATCACCGACGCCTACAATCCGCGACAAGGCCCACCGGGTTTACCCGACCCTGACCACGGCGAGATGCCGGCGAGTGGCTGCCGTAAGCAGCAAGCCCAGGCCCGCACGATGCGGCTCACCGACGCGCAAAACCCCTGACTAATCAACCGAACGAGGTTACGAAATGGCTATCTCTCTGAGCAACGCCTTCGTCACGCTCTTCGACGCAGAGGTCAAACAGGCTTACCAGGGCAAGGCAATGCTGGTGGGCGCTGTGCGTCAGCGTCGTGGTGTCGAAGGCTCTACTGTCAAATTCCCGAAAGTCGGTCGCGGCGTGGCTACTGCCCGCGTGACTCAGACCGATGTAACGCCGATGAACGTCGGCTTCTCGACCGTTACCTGCACGCTGTCCGATTGGAACGCTGCTGAGTACTCGGACATCTTCTCGCAGGCCAAGGTCAACTTCGACGAGCGCTCTGAGCTCGCCCAAGTCGTCGGCGCTGCAATCGGTCGTCGCCAGGATCAGCTGATCCTCGACGCGCTGAATGCTGCTTCCGGCACCGGCACTGTGGCGAACTCGATTGGTGGTGCAAACACCAACATGAACATCGCCAAGCTGCGCGAAGCCGCAAAGATCCTGAACGCCAAGAACGTACCGGCAGAGGGCCGCAACATCATTATCCACGCCAACTCGCTGGCCGCGATGCTCGAGCAGACTTCGGTCACCAGCTCGGACTTCAACACCGTCAAGGCGCTGGTGCAGGGTGAGATCAACCAGTACATGGGCTTCACCTTCCACGTCCTGGGCGACCGCTCTGAAGGCGGCTTGCCGATCGACGGCTCGTCGGATCGCACGCTGTTTGCTTTCCACCGCGACGCTATCGGCTACGCCGAAGGTATCGCCCCGAAGACCGAGATCAACTACATCCCCGAGAAGACCAGCTGGCTGGTCAACGCTTTGTTCTCGGCTGGCTCTGTTGCGATCGATGCCGAGGGTATCGTCAAAATCACTGCCCGCGACACTGCGGCTGCAGCTTAATAGGGAGGGCTAAGTCATGGCTTACGATGCAGCTGGCTTTACCGCCTACTCCGCGTCCAAACGCGGCAACGCCCCGTCGATGTATGGCTACAAGACCGCAGACACTATCGCGGATGTCAACACGTCGGGCTACTTCAACTCGCTGGCAAACACCCTCGAGGTGGGCGACATCATTCACTGCGTGACATCGACCGGTTCGACCGCCGTCGTCACTCTGGTGTATGTGGTGTCCAACGCATCGGGTGTGGTGGACGTGACCGACGGCACCACGCTGTCGAACACTGACAGCGACTAACCCGCTGTTCCAGTAGTGCTGGGGGCTGGTCTCTGAAACATGGGCCAGCCCCTTCTCACATTAAGAGGTTCCGATGGCAGCAGGCGACACAGGTGTATCAATCTGCTCTGACGCGCTGATTCTTTTGGGCGCGAAGGCGATCTCGTCTTTCAATGACGGCACCGATGAGGCCAATGCCTGCGACCGTCTATACCCAGACATTCGAGATTCCACGCTGGCCGTTTACCCGTGGAAGTTCTCCATGAAGAAAGTGCAGCTGGCCCGGCTGATCACGGCCCCGAACAGCGCTTGGACTTATGCGTTCCAGCTGCCAGGCGACCGGCTCGCTTATCCGCGTGCTGTGCGTCAAAGCGCACTGCCCAACGCACCGATCGAAAAAGATTGGGAGATCCAGGGCGACCAGCTGCTGACTAACATCGACACGGTCTTCATCGACTACCAATACAGCGCACCTGAGTACGCGTGGCCGCAGTACTTCGTGCAGCTGATGAAGTACATGCTGGCATGGCACTTGGCCGAGCCAATCACCGAGCAGCGCGAGAAGTCTTCGTACTGGCAAGGCGTGGCAACCGGCGCACCGGCTGAGAATGGTCGCGGCGGCTATTTGCGTCAGGCCATGCAGATTGATGGCGCGAACAACCCGAACCCGGTTATTGACGATTACACGCTCATTGCGGTGAGGGGTTAATGCGCTTCGTTGACTTCACCACGAATTTCAGCACGGGAGAGCTCGACCCTCTCCTGCGTGCTCGCGTGGATTTGCAGTCATACGGCAACGCGCTCGCCAAGGCGACAAATGTGCTGATCCAGCCGCAAGGTGGCCTGCGCCGCCGGCCTGGTCTTAAGCACATCTATCAGCTGCCGAACACTAGCACCGAGTCTGCCGGCAACGGCGTGCGCTTGGTGCCGTTTCAGTTTTCGGTCGATGACTCGTACATGCTGTGCTTCACGCACAACCGCATGTATGTCATCAAGAACGGTGTCGTGCAGACCAACATCAATGGCAGCGGTAACCCGTACCTGACCACCAGCATTGGCTCGACCATCGTTGACGACATGTGCTGGACGCAGTCGGCTGACACGCTGATCGTCGTGCATCCAGACTTGCAGCCGGTGCGAATCACGCGCACCAGCGACACAGCCTGGACAGCGACCACGATCACGTTTGACAGCATCCCAAAGTATGCATTCACGCTGGCGACCAGCAACCCATCCGGCACGGTGACCCCTTCTGCTGTTTCAGGAAACATCACGCTGACGGCGTCTGCATCGGTATTTACGTCTAGCCATGTCAACCAGTACGTCAATGCCAGCCCACAGGGTCGCGCAAAGATTGTCCGGTTCAACTCTGGCACATCGGTTGATGCTATTACGGAGTACCCATTCTTTAACACGTCAGCAATCGCTAATGGACAGTGGGAACTCGAAACCGGCTACGAGGATGTGTGGAGCTCTGGTAAAGGCTGGCCTCGGTCGGTGACGTTTCATGAGGGCCGTCTGTACTTTGGCGGTAGTAAGTCTCGCCCATCGACTGTGTGGGGCTCAAAGATCGGTCTGTTCTTTGACTTTGTGCCAAGCGAGTCGCTGGACGATGACGCAGTAGAGGCGACGCTAGACACTAACGAGCTGAACGTCATCACCGACATCATCAGTTCGCGTGACTTCCAAGTGTTCACGACCGGTGGTGAGTTTTTCGTTCCGCAGCAAGGTACCGACCCAATCACGCCGCTGACCTTCACTTTCAAGAACGTCAGTCGCAACGGCATCAAGCCTGGCACCCGCGTGCAATCGGTAGAGTCTGGCTCGATCTACATTCAGCGCCAGGGCAAGTCGCTCAACGAGTTTGTGTTTAGCGACACTCAGCTGACCTACATCACCCAGCGAATCTCTTTGCTTTCTGGTCATCTGCTCAAGGGGCCGCAGCGCATCGCACTGCGCCGTGCCTCAAGCACGGATGAGTCAGATCTGTTGCTGATGACGAATACTAGCGACGGCACGATGGCCGCTTTCTCGATCATGCGCAGTCAGCAGATCACAGCGCCAAGCGAGTTCATCACCGACGGCGACTTCATTGACGTTGGCGTGGACGTGACGCAGATCTACTGCGTGACTAAGCGCGTGTTCAATGGCACAACCCGATACTTCATTGAGCAGTTCAAGAATGATTTGTACACCGACTGTGCATTTACTGGTGGCTCTGCTGGTGGCGTCGGCTCTGGTCTGCCGCATGTCGGCAAGTCGCTGAATGTGATCACCGACGGCGTACCGCAGAGCAATGAAACAGTCAGCGGCAGTGGCGCTGTGACATTTGACCGCGAATCAGTGACTAGCTACGAGGTCGGCCTGCCGATCACCGTGTACGTCAAGACCATGCCTGTCGAGGTCAAGCTGCAGACCGGTAGCCGCGTATCGATGAAGAAGCGAATTGTAGAAATTAGCGCGGTGCTTGAGGACACGCAGCATTGCATTTTGAACGACAACGAGGTGGCCTTTAGGTTGCTGGACAACCCGCTGCTGGATGACCCTGTGCCGACGTTTACCGGCATCAAGCGCGTCAACGGTGTGCTGGGCTACAGCCGCGAGCAGTCGATCGAGGTATCGCAGAACCTGCCGCTGAAGATGAACCTGCTTGGCCTGGACTTCCGCGTGGCCGTTTACTCAGGAACCTAACATGGCGCAACCAGGACAATATGTAAGCGCACTTGATCCATCTCGGGCATCAACTGTTGTTAGAGAGGAGATCGCTGGCGCTGGTGGTGCCGCTGGTGGAATCACTGGTGGCCAGGTCATGGCCGTCGCAGGCTTCATCAATGCCTACGGTCAAGCACAGGCACAGCAGGCTGCTGCCATCCAGCAGCAAACCGGCTACCTGCTACAGGCCCGCAATACGCTTGCGGTGGCCGAGGTCAATGCTGAGTACTCCACCCTGTACGCATCAGTGCAAGCTGGGCGCATGCTTAAGAAGGCCGAGATCGAGGCTAGGAACTATCAGATCGCCGGCAATCAGCTGCTGAAGAACCTGCGCAAAACCAATGCCGCAGCAAGAGCTCGAGCAGCCGCATCAGGCATCGACTATGCCGGCGGCAGCACGCAAGCAATTCAAAACGAAAACGTGCGCAACGTCATGCAAGACGTAGCGATCGCAGACCTGAACGCGCTGACCGCTCAGGTGCTGGGCTTTGAAGATGTGACCGCGATGTTGCAATCAACCGAGATGCAAAACACGCTAAACCTGTTTGCCGCTCGTCAGCAGGCTGGCCAATACCAGCAGGCCGGCAAAGCGGCGCGTCAGGCTGGTGGCTTGATGGCCAATGCGACATTGACTGCAGGCGCGGTTGAGCTAGGGAAGGCGATACTGTAATGGCTGAGAGACTCGAATCAGGACAGCTGCAAATCCGCTCGGTGAGCGGCTCGCCCATGCAGCAGATCAACGCTCGCGGCGTTGATTACACCATCGCCTCGCGTGAAGAAGCTCGCACTGCTAACACGATGGCCGAGATCCTCGACCGCATGGGTCGCAGCATCAACGTCATGGCAAAAGAGAAGCGCCAAGAGGAGGCACTGCGCTTTGCTGCTGAGAACCCAATAACGCTTGAGCAGCTGCAGCTTGCCAAGGAAGGTCTGCCTGGTGCTATCCCTGGCCTGAATACTGTCTCCGGTGACCTCACCTACTTCGGCCAAGCCCTTAAGAAAGCTCGCACGCTGCAGGTCGCCAGTGCCTTTGAGATGGAAGGCATGAATGCGCTGACCCAGATGCTGGCTGATGTGGAGTCTGGTGCGCTTACAACCGAACAGGTGCAGCAGAAGATCGCATCAATCAACAAGGGTTACACAGACTCGCTGACCAAGGTCGATCCAGAAGCCGCCATCAAGTTCAACGCGACGTTTGCCACGCACGGCAACACGGTGCTGAAGACTGCGCTCGAGGCGGAAGCAAAGCGCACCAAGGCGCAGAACGTCATCAAGGCGCGTGAAAACTTTAACAACATCAAACTGGTGCTAGAAAAGACTGTCTCGCTTGGCGAGTATACCGACCCAGCAACCGGTCAGAAGTATTCGATAGACATCATGGCTGACACGCTGCGGGCTGGCTTGCAAACGCAGACGCTCGCTATCGGCGACGCGGTGCTGGCCAAAGAGATCATGGGTGAGTTTGAGAAGGAGCTGCGCGACGCCAAGGTCAACGCAGTGACCAGGCACATCCTGACGAATGACACGCTGATGAACGACCCGCAGCTGGGCAGAAAGATCATGACCGGACAGCTCGACAAGATGAGCAATGTCATGCTTGGCCTTTTGAAGGATGACATGGAAGCGGTGGCAAAGATTAACGCCAACGTAGACATTGCGCTGAACCGCCGAGAGAGCCTGAAGAAGCAGCAAGCTGCCGATGCCAAGGCTGAAGCGATCAAGCAATTCGTGCCGCTGTATCAGCAGGCTGTGGCTTTGCCAGAAGGCAGCAAACAGCGCAAACAGATCGCTGAACAAATTGCAGCGATTGCTCGCAGCAACCCTGATGCTGTGCCGCTGAGTGTGCTCAAGGATCTGCTTGAGCCGGCGAAGGCTGGCGAAGGCAACGCGGCGGTGTACTTCAATTTGCGTCAGATGATTTACGACAACAAGATCACTGACCCAAGTCAAATCTGGGCATTGACCAAACAAGGCCTGTCCACCAGCAACGCTATCTCTGCGCTGGATCTGTTCTATCGAACTGACAAACAAGATCAAAAAGATCTCGACATCGGGATCAGCAAACTGGCTGGCATCAATGTGGTACCTGGCAGCGTGGTGGTGCTCGACCCCAAAGGGCAAGAGTTCCAGCGCCGGCAGGAGCTCGTTGCGCAATCCAAAGAGATCGAAGCCCGCTATGCCCGCGAAGGCAAAGCTGCGCCAACGCCTCGCCAGATTCTGACTGAGCTGGAGACCGGCTTGGAGAAGCGCCGCAACAGCGAAGCTGCCAAGGCTGCCCGCGAGCAGCTAGATAGAGTCTGGTCGAAGCAGAAGTGGATTAACGGCCCGATCAGCCGCAAGAACCTGTCGCAGCTTGAGCATTTGGCCAAGGGCGACCAAAAGAAGGAAAGAGACTTGGCTCAGATCAAGAAACTGCTAGACCAGGCTGGAGAGTGACATGGCATACAGCGCGATCGAACAGAGATACGTTGACCTGCTGGCTACAGCAGCGTTCCCTGATGCCACGAATGAACCCGAGCCGATTGCCGAGGAGCCGTCGCTGGACGGTATGCAGCTCGCTGCTGGCCCGAGTGCTACGCGCACCGATGCGCCGCAAAGTTACGGTGAGATCCGCGCTGTGCAGCCGACCAAACTGGAGTCTGCGCTGCAGACTGCTGGTGTGACGCTCGAGCAGATCGGTCGTTTCGTTGATGGCCTCGGTCAGGTCGATGTGCCTGGTCTGGGCCAGATGAGCCTGGCTGACCTGCTGCCATTTGTCGGCAGCGCCAAAGAAGGTACCAGATCGGTGATGGGTGGCCCTGAATGGCAAGGCACGCCAAAGGCGCTGCAGGCACCAGCTGAAGGCAAGCCGCTGGTGACCGGCACGGGTCAAACGCTGCAGCTGTCAAAGGACGCCAAGCTCGCTGCGTTTGATGTGCTGCCTGCTGCCCAAGGTTTGAAGACTGCAGCCAAGGGTGCGAAGAAAGCAGGCGCTGCGCTGGCTCCCAAGGCTGGCGAGATGGCCGAAGATTATCTGCGAAGAACAGGTGGGCTGATGGATGTTGCGCCAGTTGGCCCTGCCGCACAAAACACTAGTGGTTTAGTTTTTCCAGCAAAAGACATTGAAACAAGACTGCGGCTTAAACAGCAAAGAAATGAGGCTTTAGCAAAAGGTAAAACTTTACCTGGTGAGCCAAAGAATGATCGCATTGTCATACCAGCGCCAGAAGGAAGTAATTTGCCAGACTTTGTAGTTGGTAAAGTAACTGTCGATGATTGGAAGAATCGCGTTGAGTCATTGTTAAAGCCAGAGCAAATTGATGAATATTCGCGTTGGTATTCGGATATACGCGATACATTTTTGAAGTACACAGCAGGTGATGAAGAAAAGGCCGACCGCTACATGAGCGCTTGGCTTGTTGCAAATCAAAACACAAGCGTTGATTCCGCAATGGCAAATGCTTTGCGACAAGCAGAGCAATTTGCACGCGGCATTCCAGAGTCGGAAATGATTGGTGGCGGTTTGCCTACAGCGACTGAAGCAGCAAGACGTGCTTTAAAGAACGAACCAATTACGAGTGGCGTCGGTGCAAAAATTTCTGATTTTGTTGACAGCGCTGCAGGCAGTAATACAAGAGCGTTTTATGGAAATGAAACTCAGGGCGGTGCGCCGTTTGTAGTTGACATTCATTCAGCAAGAGATACCGGCTTGGTTGACCCAATACTGTTAAATCATCTTGACCGCCTTGGCTATCGCGTAGACAAAGAAAAAATCAAAGTTGATTTTCAAGCTGGGCCAACTGATACGCAATACGAAAACAGAGCAGACTTTGGCCGAGCTTTAACTCAACACTTGAACGACATTGCATGGCAAGGGCGTAATGATTGGCGCCCACATGAAGTACAGGCTGTTGGTTGGATGGCCATGACTCGCCTCACCGCTGATGCAGCGGATAACACTGTAACGGCGCTCGAGCGCAATTTGCGTCGGATCTCAATGGAGGTTGCGCCGGGCGAGGGGTCTCCTTGGGCGCAAAAGTTTGGAGACCGTTTTGCTGCATTGCCGGTTGAACGTCAGTATGCAATCACGCAAACGGTAACTAACCGTGCTGTGGAAATGTCCACCAAGATTACTGGTGTTGATTTGCGTGGGCTGGTTCATGGCACCGGCGGCTGGGAAAACTTTCAAAACCCTGCGGCAGTAGCACAAACTCTTGCGACCAGAGAGGGAGCTGAATACACGGCTAATCTGTTGGGCCTACTACTTCAGCAAACTGAAGTATGGGTTAACTCTGTCAAAGGGATGACGAAGAATCCAAAGGCTATTGCCGTTGACATTCTAGAAGACGGGTCTGAAAACATGGCTACAAACGAAGGGCTTAAACGTGTATGGGATACCGTAACTGCCGCAGACACAACGGGATTAATCAAGGGATATCAACCCATCCGCACTGTTGATGGCCAAGTCGGCATCCGCGTCATAGTTGACCAAGGTGGCGCAAAGCGGATGTCCGATATACAATCAGCATTGTCCGGCTCAATTGGGCAAGCTCTTGATTCGCTACCTTTCAAGACGCGTGCTCGAGGATATGAGGCCGATCTGGTTAAAGCCAGAAACGATTGGAAGGAGGCTCCTGATGGGAAACTTTACTTGGGAAGGTTGGCAGACCTCGGCAGAGGACGCGCCCCAACCAACCTCGATTCTCTACGGAAAGAACTTGAAGACCTCTTCGAGAGCGAGCTCTCAGGAGGAAAGCCCGGTCGTTCAGCCGGAGGAAAATCCGCAAGCGACTCCGCAGGCACAAAAGCCAGCCAAGTAAACCGGGGCCGTAGAGCTCCTGCTTCAGGAGCTCAATGATGGCCTCACTCGACCAGCGCCTCGACCAATTCCTGCCACCGATCGACCAGGCTGAACCTGGTCAGCTTGAGCCAATGCCGGCAGCAGAGCCGGCGCCAATCCTCGCCCCTGAATCTACCTCCGAGCTCGGTGAGCCGAGCATGGACGGCGTGCAGCTGGCCGGACTGTCCGACAAGATCATCCGCAGCGCTTTAGCCCGTGCCGGCAAGAAGGCCGAGCGCGAGCTGCTGCCGCCCAAAGACTTCACCAAACCTGCTCGCCGCAAGAACGAAACTGAAGCGGACTACGCTGCTCGCACAATGGCCGAGCGCGATGCTTTCCGCGCCAGCCAGGCTGATCCTAACCAGCTGCCGCAGACCGGCACGATCGGCACCAAGCGCGTCATCCCCGAGGCCAGCCAAGAGCTGACCAATACAGTCAAGACGGCAGTCGATCAGCGCCGCAAGGGTGGTTACGAGAACCGCTCCGGCAAGCCGTCGCCTAGCTCTGAAGAGCGGGCAATGGGCATGACCGATGAGGTGTTCAACCTCATGCGTGCCGGCACCGAGGACGCAGCTGCTGTGATCGGTGGCGTGGCAGACGCGCTGCAGATCAAGACCAAGGCTGTGACCTTCGCCGAGATCCAGGCCAAGGCAGCCGACCAGGGCATCGATGAGGCTTTTCTTAACCGGCTGATCGGCAGCGACGGCAAGATGGCTGCCAACGCTGTCGAAACTTACAAGGCGCTCGAGGTACTGGAGACCAGCTCGCGTGAGCTCGACCGGCTGTTCAAGCTGGTGGACTCCGGTGCTGCGACCGACATGGACAAGCTGAAGCTGCGCCAGCAGATCAGCCTGCACGGCATGATCCAGAAGGGCGTCAAGGGTATGCAGACCGAGACTGCCCGAGCTCTGGCTGTGTTCCGCATTCCGCGCTCTGGCAATGCTGACGTGGTGCGCAAGGTGCTCGATGAGTACGGTGGCGACAAGTCGCTCACTGACCTGGCTCGCGCCTATCTGCAGGTCGAAACCCGCGGCGCGAAGAACGCCCTGGTCGAGAAGTCGATGATGTCAGGCGTCAAGGATGTGTGGATGTCTACCTATATCAACGGCCTGCTGTCGTCGCCTGTTTCGCACGCCAAGAACATCACAGCCAACACCCTCTTCGGTTTGTACCAGATCCCCGAGCGCTTGGTCGCATCGTTCTATTCCAACGTGCTGCCTGATGGTGTGCGCGGCTTCAGAGCTCTTGTGCCTGGTGCAGCCGAGGAGAAGATCGCTTTTGATGAAGCGCTCACCATGATCCAATCCCTGCGCACCGGGTTTGGTGAAGGCCTCGAGCTCGCAGCGCGTGCCTGGAAGAGCAACCAGCCGGTGTCCGACATGGCCGACAAGATCGAGCTCAATGTGCGTGAAGGCATGGGTGAAACTCTGCAGCGCATTGCTGGCGCCGAGGAAGGCAGCTTGCTGGCCAAGGGGCTGGACTACTACGCGCAGGCGATCACCCTGCCTGGTCGTGCGCTGCTGACCGAGGATGAGTTCTTCAAGGGCGTGCTGTACCGCATGGAGCTCAACACCCAGATCACCAGGCGCAGCAAGCAGGTCTACCGCGAGGCGATCGATGCCGGCCTGCCAGAGGCTGATGCAGTGGCCAGAGCAGAGGCCGAGGCGATGACGCTATTCAAGCGCCCGCCTGCAGACCTGGACGAGGCAGCGATGGAGTATGCCCGTCGCGGTACGTTTACCGCTGACCTGCCGCCTGGTCTCGAGAAGCTGCAGCGCGTGTTCAACCACCCTGCTCTCAAGATCGTCGTGCCGTTCTTCAAGACCCCGGCCAACGTCGGTTTGAACGTCATCGAGCGCACGCCGTTTGCCCCGCTCTCCTCTCGCTGGCGTCAGGAGATCGGAGCCGGTGGCGTACAGCGCGACATGGCGCTGGCCAAGGTGACGCTGGGCTCGACCATCCTGACGACGTTTGCGCTAATGGCAGCTGAGGGCAACATCACCGGCGGCGGGCCGAAGCGCCCAGCAGAGCGCGAGACATTCGCTCGTACTGGTGCGCAGCCCTACAGCATCAAGATCGGCGACCAGTGGTTCAGCTACCAGGGCATGGAGCCAGTCGGCGCACTGCTGGCAATGGCTGCCGACTTCCATGAATACGCGCTCAACGAGCCCGACCAGGGCAAGGTCGAGCAGGTCTTCCTGGGCGCGACCTATGGCCTGTACGAATACCTGAAAGAGCAGCCCTATCTGCAGGGCGTGGCAGACATCACCAAGGCGCTGGGCTTGAGCCGCCAGGGCGGCGAGATCGATGGCGCCAAGGTGGTCAACGAGCTCACCAAGCAGCTGGGCGGCTTTGTCATTGGCGGCTCACCAGCTGGTGCGTACAGCTCGCTGGGCGCCGCCATCGAGCGTATCGCTGACCCGACCAAGAGCGGCGTCAGAACTGAGCCTGACCTACCGATGGGCGTGCGTGGCTTCTACGAGGCCTTCAACACGTACCGCAGCCGCCTGCCCTACTTCAGCGCTGACCTACCTGAAATGCTGAACCTGTGGGGCGACCCGGTCATGACTGCGCATCCAAACCCGGCGATGCGCGGCCTTGGCTTGGTGCTGCCGACCCGAGTGTCGCCCGAGCAGTTTTCTGCCGTGGACGACGCCCTGGTGCGCATTGGCTCGCCGATCGGCATGCCAGACAAGAAGCTGGACGGCATTGAGATGGATGACTTCCAGTACAACCGGCTGCTGACCATCTACGGCAAGGAGCTCGGCGCCCAGATGCAGATCATGGAAACGATGATGAACCCAGGCTTTGGCCTGATGTCGCTGAAGGATCAGCAGCAGACGGTGCAGCGGGTGCATAGCCGGCTGATGCAGGCGGCAAAGATGCAGCTTAAGCAAGAGTATCCCGACCTGCAATTCAAGATTGAAGAGCTAAATGCACTGCGGGATGCAAACGGACTTTATTACAAACCTGATTGATATAAGTACAATTTTCAAGCGGAAGGATTGAGATATGGGCGTACCAATTAACAACGTGACGAGGCGCGTGGTCTATGCCGCAAGCGGCACTGGCCCGTACGCCTTTACCTTCGAGATCCTTGCTGCGGGTGACATTGCGGTCTACAAGGACGATACCCTGCTGACGATCACGACCGACTACACGGTCACCATCGCCGGCAACGGCACCGGCTCGATCACCCTGACTGCAGCCCCGACCGGCGCGACGCAGATCGCCATCGTCGGTAACCGGACGATTTCCCGCACCACGGACTTCGTGACCGGCGGCGACTTCTTCGCCAACACCCTGAACGACGAGCTGGATCAGCAGACCATCTTCGCGCAGCAGAATGCTGAAGGTCTGAGCCGCGCTCTGCAGGCACCGCAAACCGACCCGACCAGTATCAACATGACGCTGCCCAGGGCGGCGCTGCGTGCCAACAAGGCGCTGGGATTCGACGCCAACGGCAACCCAGCCATTGCTGACACGCTCGGCACCAACCGTGGCAACTGGGCGGCGGCAGTCTTGTACTACGTCCGAGACATCGTCAAGGACACCACCAACAATAACATTTGGCAGTGCATTACCCAGCACACATCGACCGGCTCGCAGCCGATCAACACCAACACCGATGCCGCCAAGTGGACGCTGCTGGTGGATGCTGCGGCTGCATCAACGTCTGCCACCAATGCGGCTGCGTCAGCCTCTGCTGCGGCGACAAGCGCATCAAATGCCTCAACATCGGCGACTAACGCAGCCAGCTCTGCTAGTGCTGCTTCAACGTCTGCCACCAATGCGGCATCATCTGCAAGTACAGCTTCAGCGGCAGCGTCAAGTGTTAGCGCTGGTGTGACACTTTCCAGCCAATGGGCAACGCTGACCACCGGCATTGTTGATTCAACTGATTACTCATCTAAGGCATGGGCAGTTGGTGGCACCGGTGTTACCAATACAGCTAGCCGTGGTGCTGCCAAAGAATGGGCAACGAAGACCGGCGGCACGGTCGATGGCACAGATTACTCTGCCAAGTATTACGCATTACAGACTGTCAGCAGCGCGTCGGCAGCAGCGTCAAGTGCCAGCGCAGCCAGCTCAAGTGCATCAGCGGCCAGCACTTCTGCCAGCAATGCTTCTAGCTCGGCATCTGCGGCATCGACTTCTGCTAGCAACGCATCGACCAGCGCGACTAACGCATCTAACTCTGCTAGTTCGGCAAGCACCAGTGCGACCAATGCCTCAAACAGTGCGTCGGCGGCATCAACAAGTGCAACAAATGCAGCCACTAGCGCAACTAATGCGGCATCTTCTGCGACTACCGCTAGCACCGCAGCCACTAACGCTGCTGCCAGCTATGACGCATTTGACGATAGATACCTTGGCTCTAAGTCTTCAGCGCCGAGTGTAGACAACGACGGCAACACACTGCTGACCGGTGCCTTGTACTGGAACACAACAGCAAATCAACTTTATATTTGGACAGGCTCTGCATGGGATGCGGCTGCATTTAGCGTATCTGGTGCGGTGACTAGCTTTAATACTAGAACCGGCTCAGTAACATTGACCAGCACTGATGTTACTAATGCATTAGGCTTTACCCCTGCAACCGCTGCATCTGTCTCAGCCATTCCCGATCCCGTGGCAATGGCACTTGTTTTCGGGAGTTAAATCATGGCACTAAAAGGCAAACCAATCGCGGTCGGTACTTCTGATACCGATCTTTATACCTGTCCGTCAACAATTGAAGCATCTGTCCACGGCTTAGTATTTGCCAATGGAACAGGTAGTGCTGCGACGATTACGGTCAAGGTCTACATTCAAAGCACTGCGGCAACGACCACGATTATCACTGGTCAAACCGTGGCAGCGAATACAGCATTCACTTGGCCGAAGCCGATCAACCTGAACGCAGGCGACAAGATTATCGCCAGCGCATCAACTGGATCAGCCATTGTCTGCTTGTACTCAGCTTACGAAGGAAGTGCTGCACCAGTGGCCGTGGGCTTTACGCCTCGCGGTGCTTGGTCAAGTGGCGCAAGCTACATTACCAACGATGTCGTCAGCTTGAGCGGCTCAAGCTACTTGGCAATTCAATCCAGCACAAACCAAAACCCATCTTCAGCAACAGCCTACTGGCTAGTGTTAGCAGCTAAAGGTGACGCTGGTTCTGGTAGTGGTGATGTTACCGGCCCAGCAAGCTCAGTTGATTCAGAGATTGTTCTGTTTGATTCAACAACAGGCAAGCTCATAAAACGTGCAACGACAACAGGAATGTTGAAAGCAACGTCTGGCGTTCTTGCCGCAGCGTCTGCTGGCACAGACT